CCTTGACGCGGAACGAGGTAAAAATATCCTCTTTGGCGGTGTCAACACCCACCGTGAAGAGCTTGGTTTCATAGGGGCCAACTTTGTGCTCGGATGAGATGAGCGGCCGGCCGATGCCGCCGCGGCCCACAATTGCGTGCCAGCGGCGTAATTCATGTTTCCGCGTGAATTCGTACACCCGTTCGGTGTGGTGGCCGCCCGAGTCAACCAGGGCGCAGCGCACCCGCATGGTAAGCCCGCAGGTGTGCTCCCATTCTTCGCAAAGATAAATACGCAACGCGGCCCATGGTGAGGCCGGATCGGTGTCAGGTAGCGACGGGTCGCCGTGAAATATCTGGTGATCGATCACCCAGCGCTCATCATCGAGGCCCCACCCGATCACCGAGCACTCTAGGCGATTGTCCTGGGTGTCGACGCCGGCGGTGAGATAGAGCACGCCCGCAGGCAGCAGATCCCTGAAATGCTCTTTACGCTTTTCAAGGTCGGACATATCCGCGCCAGTGCCGCGAATCTCCCATGTCTCTGCCAGGTTGGTGTTGACAAACACCTTCATGCGCTCAAGCGAGCCCTTGGCCTCAAGCCATTCGTGAATGAGTTTGAGCCAATCGACGACGGGCGAGTTGAGGGCGTTGAGCTGAAAGCCGGCCGTCTTGCCGTCGTGGCTCTCGGCGGTGGCGCGCCACTCGCCGCGGCGGATCATCTCAAATTTGTCGGCCTCGTGGATAATGCATTGTTTAGGCCCGGAGCACTCATACCAAAAATCGGTGACGCGCGGGCGATTTTGCGGGCCAACCGGCTCGGTAACGTAGCGCAGACGCCGCCACTCCAGCACCTGCATCTCGCCGCAGTGCGGGCACGGCACATAATAGCGGCTCTTATCGCTCGAATCGTACGCCTTTTCGATGCGGGAGAGGTTTTTGATTGCCGGCGTTGAGGCTTTGATCTTTTTGCGGTTCCAGAATGTCTGGGTACGCTTGTCGGCAAGATCGCCTGGGTCGCCCTCGGTGCCGGCGGATTCTTCCCAGCGGTCCACCTCGTCTTGCAACACCACGCGGATCGGCATTGAGCTGAGGCCCGCGGGCGCATTGGAGCCGGCCAGGATAAGCACGCCACCGAGAAATTCTTTGTTAAGCAGGGTGTTTCCTGAGTCGCGGGATCGCGGCGACGGAAACAGCTTTTTGAGCACAGGTGTATCGCGGATCATTTTTGCGACGCGATTCTTTGAAAACTTTTCAGCCTCGCTCAAACTGGTTTGCACAAACAGGATCGGTGCCGGCTCCCAATGGCTGTAATAGCCGACCGCATTGAGCTGTATCTGCGTTTTACCTGATTGCGCACACATCATCAGGATTACAGTTTCGATCTCCGGATCGGTGATCGAGTCCATGATGCCACGCTGGTATTCGGCAAACGAGGTTTGAAACTTGCCGGGGAACGCGCCGGCCTCTTTTGGAATGTATGCGTACTTATCGGCCCACTGTGAGAGAGTGAGCGGATCGGGCGGCCGGTAGAGCTTGAAAGAGCGAGTGAACGATGCGTCGAGGGCGGCCATGCCCTCGGGCGAGGTGACGTAAGGGGCGCGCCGCGGGGCGTCGGGGTGAGTCATACGACCAGCACTTCCTGCGCCAGGCGCTCTGCGGCAACCTCACAGTAACGCTCCTCGCGCTCGATGCCGATAGCTGTGCGGCCGAGGAGCTTTGCGGCCTCAAGCGTGGTGCCTGATCCCATAAATGGATCAAGCACGGATCGCGCATCGGGAAACAGGCCAATGCACCAACTCATCAAGGCGAGTGGCTTCATGGTTGGGTGAAGACGCTTTTCCTTGAGGCGGCCCGAGTGCTCCTGTAACATCCCGTTCCAGCGCCAGCGGAAGATGCGGGCGGCCTTTTCTTGATTCGTCCAGGCCAGCTCAACATCGGCAAAATCGGTTGCGTCGTTTTTCTTGTCCCACACCAGCCAGCGCATCGAGGGCGGAAGGGGGAAGTAGTTTCCGCCCCAGATTACCTGATCGCGCGTAGCGGCCCGGCACAGATCGATCAGCTCGGCCGGTGCCGGGGCGTCGTCCCAATCGGACTCGGGAAAGTCCTGCGGCTGATAGTTTGCGCCGTGGGCATTAAGAAAACCGCCGCCCTTGATGCGGCCAGCGCCAAAGGTTCGCCGGCTTACGCCGATCCCGTAAGGCGGGTCGGTGAGAAGGAGATCAGCCACGAGACCCCCCCCCACAAGGAATTCGCGGCAATCGCCGTGATAGATAGTGATGCCACCGTGCTGGTAGTAAGGTGTCATTCGTCTTCATCCCCCGCCGCGGTGCGGGCCTGCCGCACGGCGTCGATGGAGGCCAGGTTGCCAAGGGTGGCGCGCACGGCGCGATCAATCACCTCGAAAACCTTGATACGATCCCCCAGCCCGATGAGTTGAGGCGTAAGGCTAGAAGGCAGGGCCAGGATCAGGGTTTGGATAGACTTGTTAGCGCCGGCCAGAACGCGCTCGACGTCGGCGATGGCCGCCACCTCACCCCGTTCGCGGGCCAGTTGCAGCTCTTTCAGGTCAGCTTCGGCGCGAGTCTTGCGCGCCATGGCTTCATCGAAGGTTTCAAGGGGCTCTTCAATGCCATTTTCGCCCCGTTTTGTTCCGCCAGTTCCGGGGTTTTCGGCTATCCGGTAGTCCACATACCACTGCAGGACGAGCGGCCAATCGAGGGCGAATCCGCGCGGGTCGCTCTTTGCCGGTAAACCTTTCTCTTTAATCCACTTACGGACGCCTCGATCTGAGACCCCGAGCAGCTCCGCAACGTCTACCACCGTCAATGCGCTGTAACTTTTCTCGGCCTGGGCTTTGGGCATAAGTGCGGAACCGGAACTCGTACATTTGCAGGCTGGCGCTAGGGCACACACGCGGTGGCGCGTCACCCCCAAACGCCCAATACGGGGAAGGACCCGCGAGGCGTGGCGCTGATTGACCATCTTTGTGTAACTAACATCTCATCAATAGGTTAGATTGTGATCCTCCTATGTAACAGGCGGTTGGCCCGTGTGGGAATATGGTCAATGGGAACGGCATTCGGTGCGTGGATATTTAACCTCATCCAGTCCCTCCGCCTTACAGCCCGCAAGCTGCACCCGACCCGCAACCGCCTTCTACCTCTTTGATACCTGCGTCTTTCGTCTTTGGGCTAATCTGTTCGTCTTTGCAGCTCGTCCAAGCAATCCGCCCAGGCTTGCAACATTGATTGACGTTGTGGCGCGTACTGAGCACGGTTGTAAACACCGCGCACACCTTGCAACTTGTGATTGAGAGATTTCTCGATCCAGTCAGCATTGAATTCCTTTTCAGCCAGAATCGTCGCCGCTGATCGCCTTAGATCGTGAATCGTAAAGTGTTCAATCTTCACGGGTATTCGTTTAAGTGCCCGGTTGAGCGTGCTGGGTGCCATCGGCGTATGCGTCGCGCCAATCATCGGAAACACGCAACCGCAGCGCGGATCTGCCGGCCGAATCTGTTTCAGCAACTCAACCGCCTGGCGTGATAGTGGAATCACGAGCGGTGTTTCCATTTTGCTGTGCGCTTGCGGCAGCGCCCATTCGGCGCGATCTAAATCGAACTCTTCCCAGCGTGCCAATCTCAACTCGCTTTTTCGCGTCAACGTCAACAGAATCAATCTGAAAGCGATTTTCAACTCGGGCCGCAACCGGGCTTTATCGAGCCCGCGCAAGAATGCGCCCAGCTCGGCCTCGTTGAGCGCCCGCGTGCGGCTGCTGAGCGGCGCGATAAACTGAGATTTGATGAGTTTGGGCAGGTTTTTATCGGTCAATTCGCAATCAATCGCGTAATCCCATAACCGTTTTAGCAGGTTGCGGATCGCCAGCGCCGCCTGCTCGTGACCCTGGCCGATCTTTGCAAAAATGATCGATCTAAGCTCTTGTTTTTCAACACTTGCTAGTGGCTTATTGCCGATTACCGGATACACGTCGCGCTCAAAGTAACGGCGGATAAGCGACGGATTCTTTCGCACACGCGCCACATGCTCGCGCAAGTAACGCTCCGCGAACGCCTTAACTGTTGTGCCACGCTCTTGCACTTGTTTTTCGATTCGGCGCTGCTCGGCGGGCGATCTTCCCTCGCGTACACCCGCCAAAAGCTCAGAATGCCTTTTTCTGGCGTCCGCGAGGCTGAGTTGAGGGAATCGCCCCAGCCGCACCTCGCAGCGCCGCCCACGCAAGCTGTAGCGCCCAAACCATGCCATTGTGCCGCTCGGCCAAACCATCAAAGTGAGTCCGTGGCCATCTGACAGCGTGGATCGATGCTGTTTTGGTTCGATAGCTCTAATTCCCGCGACTGATAAGGGCATTTCTCACATCCGGTGGTTAAAGCGGTGGTTAGGCGCAACTTTTCTTGGTTAACTTGTTTTGTTTTCTATGCTCTTCCATTTTCAGAGCTAGAAAATTCCCGAATTACTCTTTCCATGGCACAAATCTGCCGCGCTTGAGCGTATAGAAGATATCGGCTTTGATCTTTTTGCCGTCTACCTCAACCGATTTCAGCCTTGTGCGCTTCCATTCACCGTCGACGTATTTCCACTCGGCCAGGACAAGGAAGTTACCTTTCGAGCCCGATGCACGGCCCTCAATGCCAAGCGAGATCGCGGTACCGTATTTGCCGGTGTTCGTGGCGGCGGACCTGTTGCCGGTGTTCGTGGCGGCGGACCTGTCGCCGGTGTTCGTGGCGGCGGACATGTAGCCGGTGTTCGTGGCGG